GATCAATATACGTGAAGATAGGAAAGGAAAGTACTTTAACAACTTCTATGTCTTTCGTTTCAACTAAGTAGACAAGCCAAATAAAAAATATTACCGCAAGTTCTCTCTTGTAGGTTTTCTCAGGCTTTTTACCGTCTGGTCTGGTCGTTTCGTTCGATTGCATCACGGATAGCCTTTAGGTTTTCATCAATCCTAGCAAGCATAACAGCCTGATTCTGTACAATGTCCTCAACAGTTTCAATACGAACCTCATGGCGTAGTATCTGCTGCTGGTTCATGTCTACGTCACTACGAAGTGTAGCAACAAACCAGATAAGAGCGATAGTCTGTGCAAGAATCGCTAGGATAAAGGTTACTGGAACACTCTTACTTAGGTGCCATTGGTTGTCGCTCATGCTGGGTAGTCCTCCCAAGTAAGCTGATGATGAGGTGCATCCCAACCCCAGTCCCAACCATGTGTGAGTTCTACTCCCAGCTCTTCAGCAGCTTGGCGCATAGCTAGTACAACAGGTTCATAAGCATCCCAATCATCAGAGTTAGGGACTCCATCTACATCATGGTCCCCCTTGTATGGATAGGGGTGTAGGTCTGCAGCATGACCTGTGATATGCCTAGAGTTCATGGTTTGGGAGGCTCCAGAGGCCACTAGGCGCTTCTGTCGTTCAATACTACGAATCCCCTCACCTACAAAGAAATCTTGCTCAGTGGTCTCAATAGCACGTTTAACTACAGCAACCAAGTCAGGATGAACACCTGAGAGGTTCTGCATACTACGTTGTGATAATCGGTAAGTCATTTATGTCCACCATTTGTCTTCTGTGTAGTCTTGTGGGATAGGGTCCATAAGTTCAACCTCATCAGACTTAGCCCGGATAGCAGCAATCTCAGACCAGATAGCTTCACCAGCTTCCCATGCTGCTAGTTCTTCGGCTGTCCAATTATCGCGGCCATTTTCGGCAAGGATAGACGCTTGTGCTGTCAGGTTACGCTGCTTCCACTCAGGGCAGATAGCGATGATCCGTCGATAGGCTTCGTCTTTGACTTGTTGCGGAGAAACTACTTCAGGCGGTGTATCGTCATAGACAACCTGCCCCGTTTTCGCGCTGATTAGCTTGCCTTGTTCCATTATGTCCGGCCTTTCAGTGCTATGGCGTGGTAGGCTACAGTTGCTGCATTTGAGCCGCTAAATGCCGCAATTTGAAATGCATTTACATTGCCAGTTGGCAAATTTGCCGTTTTTGTTTTAATAACCGATGATAGGGAGAAATTATACCGATAAATCACATCTCCAGTATCTAAGTTAATTTTTAATTCCGCAATTGGTATTTGTTGCGTAATTCCGCTTTCAAGCGTCAACGGAGATTCCCATGTTGCCCCGTTGTCATCGCTTAACCGAACAGCAACCGAGGAAGTGACACTAGGCGACGATGCAGCAACTGACTGCCCCACTAAAAGAAATTCCGCAATATCATCTAGATCAGAAAGCCCGGCATAAACGCCATTCCCGCCATCAAAGCTGCCAAGGCTAATACCCCCAAGCGCGCGGTTTTGAATTTTAGGCGCACCACTCGCCCCTTCAGCAAGGGCCTCTAAGTCACCACCAAGAGCCTCAACAGCAGCCTTAACCTTAGCAGGACTTACAAGCGCCTCAGTTGTGTCTGTACCTGCCTCCCAAACAGATTGTGCAAGAGTCGTCAGGCCAGCAACTTCAAACGCATTGGTCGATTGGTTTAATGTCCCGATGTCAATCCAAGCGTCATCAGCCTCAGAGCGCATCTTGAGGATGTTGTTACTTGTGTCATACCAAAGCATGTTGGCATAGGTGGTTGAGGGTGCAGTTGGCCCTGAGTTAAGGCTCCCAAGAGCCTGTAGTGCGTCATTAAGATCAGACCTGAAGTCTGGCGCACTCTGGTTTGCAATTACTAAGTCGTTTTGAGGCACTTTAAAAACCTTTCCCTAAGTGGTGGTTTGTTTATTCTGTAGAAACACTTCAGTTTCTAGTTATACTCCACGATTGCTTTAAGTCCTGTGACTGAGGGTGTAATGTCATTTGAGGTAGATTTGAGAACCACCCTAAAGCGGAAAGCCCTACCTGAGTATTCACCTGCCCTAAAGAGTTGGTAGCTGCTCCATGTTGGTGTACCAGCAGGGTCATCATCTGTAGTAGAGATATAAGCCTGCACGTTCACATCAGCAAAGTCAGCATCACCAGTGAAGTCATCGAACAGCCCCGGCAGGTCATCAAACAGCCCCGGCAAGTCATCCCATAAGCCCGCTGTGCTATCTTTACGTCCTACATTAGTCTCAACACGACTACGAACTCTGCGCACACTACCAGTATCAATGTATGTGCCGAAGTCATATGTGGCTTCAGAAGGTGCTGTAGAGGGATCAGTAATCTCAAGCGCACCGCTGACAACACTACAATCAGTCTTAGTACCACTAAAGGTAGGGTCTTCCACTTGAGTGTCTGTGGTTGTAAAGTTTTCTATGTTAGCTTCAGGGACAACCACAGAAGTGTATCCCCTAGATGCAATACCTGATTTGTCTATAGCTTTAATGTGATATGTACCCGGTCTAGTAGGAACAGTCACAGCAGACGCAGGGCGAGGTACTTTATCTACAGCAGTTGTAGCATTAGCCCAAGTAGCACCAGTTTCTTCAACAGAGTGCCTAATGCGGTAGTAGCTAAGGTCTAGATCAGCTACAGGTTCCCATTCAAGGTGGATACTAGCACCATTAACTTCAGCAGTAAGGCCAGACACATCAGCAGGTGGGCCAAGGAGACCATCAGCAGAGATACCGAATAAGAACTCCCACTCCCCCTTGACGCCAAAAGTGTTGATAGCTCTAGCCCTGAAGTCATAGTCACCTGTCTCTAGGTCAACAACACGGTACAGCCCAAGCTCACCACTGCCAACACTTGTGTACTCACTCTCAGAGGATTCCTTGAACTCTACCTCAACTCTGTCAATACCTTCAGGTCGTCCAGAGCTTACAGTAACGTCAATAACATTGGTCAGTTTTTCACGAAGGATTTGTGTAGTCGCTGAAGCGCTAAGGCCAACAGAGGGGACTTCAAAGGCAGACAGTAGAGTGGTGTTATCACGCTCATAAACAACCCCATCATCAACTTCATCAAAGACACTCTCACTGATCTCACGAAGAGTCATTTGAACTTGAAGGTCATAATCATCAACAAGCCCGAAGGTCCAACTAGTAACCTCAAACTCTTTGGATTCCCAACCAAAACGATCAACAGTCAGGTTAATGATGTCACCAGTCTGTACCTGAAAGGCTTTAAGCCCAAAGGAAGCACTTACAGTAAGCTGCTGGCGGTTACGCTCAAGAGAAATCCTAGCAATCCTACGAGCCTCAGCAGCATTGTCCGTAAAGGGTAGCTCAAGGTCTAGGACACTCTCTTGGCCCTTATCAGCCAGCAAGAAGGCTTCATTGGAAACTTCAGGGTAGTCAGTGACCTGCCAGTTGGATTCTTCCCCACGGAAGGTTCCTTTGACAGTATTAAAGTTATCTCTACGAGAGTGACGTGTCTTGACAGAGATACTACTACGAAGATCATCCTCAGTGAAACTGACAGTGGGTGCCACATAGTAAGCAGGCTTCATACGCCACTCACCTTGAGCATACCACAACAACCCACCCATAGAGGTAAGGATGTCATTCAGGATGTCTACAGGGGCTACCTGAGTAACAAAAGCACCGTTGCAGGTGTACCTAGTGCTACTATCTAGGGTATCAGTCTCATCACAAACATCAGCAGCAGAAGCCACAAGAGTATCGTCTATGTTTGCAGTTGCCTCATTAAGACCATAACCCTCAGTGATGTAGTCCCTCAAGCACAGAGCAGGGTTATCAGACCAAGCTGTAGTGTCGGTCCGAGGGTCATAAACTTTCTTGCCCTTGACTGTAGCTGTGATGTCAGGTACACCGTTAGGAAATGCGTTCTGGTCAAACTGAAGTCTAACATACAGATAGGCAATACCACGAAGTCTGTGGTCGTTAGTCCACTTATCAGACTCAGCTACAAGATCACTATCAGCTTGTTGGTTAGGAGACCCCAAGTGAGTATTGATACGGACCTTACCTTTGTACTTACTCCCAGCAATTTCATTGGAGGTGTTTTGCTCTTTGGTCAAGACCGTGGCAGATATAAAACCCTCAAAGGTGCCTAGATAGG